AACTTCTACAGTTCTTTTTGCCGTAGGTAATCCTCCTGCTTTATTTAAAATTTCAAAAAACTGAGAGTTTTGTAAGTCTATGCTGAGTATTAAATTAACTGCTCGATTGTATACTATGTGAACTCCTGTAAGGTTTAGCCGTTCCTTAGCTTCTTCCGAATCGAAAACGTCTTGTAAAAAAGTTAAGCTTTTCGGAAATTTGTGAGCATTTATAACCATCTTACTAGCTTTAAGAAGATCCATAACTGATTGCTGAGCAGTCTTGTAAGATGTAAATTCCTCAGTATTATCCCCTGTATCCTCAAACACTTCAAACACCGAATCTAAATCGATGTAATTTTTAGGGTTATAACTATTCTTTTTGCTTTTCATATATCCTACATAAAGATAGGAAAGATCTCAAAGCTCTCCTAATCATTTACTGATTATTTCTTATTCAAGATAATCCGTTGTAGGTTATCTGGAAGCTCATCTCGACCATCTCCGAATTCATTATACTTTGAAGTAAATGCAGATTTATTATTCTTAGCTTTTTCCTGTACAGTAGTAACCGGTACCATTGAGCTCATCTCTTCAGAATTACGGTTTGATAAAAAGTGATATACCTCCTCCACATCATCAGCTGAAGTAGCGATATGATCTACCGCCCATTGATGTCCGTCTGATAAAATACTATCAACATACTCAGGATCCATTTCTAAAATCTCTTTAGTAGCTTCATGTATTGTTTTTATATTTTGAAAGAACATATAGTTCTCCATTTCACAATCACACTCTTTAATAACTTTTACTACTTCTTCTGCGATTAATTTTTTAAGTATATTTAAGTTTTTCATATTAGCTTCCTATTTCAAAGTGCATCCAATCATAATTCTTTTCTCTACCTAAGGATACAAATCCATGTCTGTAGAATATATCAATCATAGCTTCGTAGGCAGGTTTTGCAAACTGAGCTGTTTTAGATGTAGCTTTAAGGGAGTTCCTTTCCGGATCTAAATCGATAGCAATTGCCCAAGCATGTCTTGACCAATCTTTACCTCCTCTCATTTTACGAAAAGCAAAACATCCTCCAAATAAATCAATACCTAGTCTTTGGAGTTCTGGCAATCCATAATGAGCCAGCAAATCAGAAAAAACAGCAGATAATCTATCTTTAATTAATCTATGACATCTAATTCTAGTTACTGTTGTATCCTTATCCCATGCCAATCTCATTGGGTAAGGTAAGTTTAAGATTACCAAGTAGTCAGAACCATCATCATCAGGTTTACCGTATCTTTCAATTATCTGCTGTGTTGTTAACATTATTCTTCTGTTTTATTAGGTTTTTTAGGAGCAGCAAAGTTATCCAAGCTAGTACCGAAAAGACAAGCAATAGTGATATATTCAACAGCACTTACTAACTCTGCAGAAGGTTTAATTTCTTCGTGAGTGTTGCTATTGATAATCATTGTACCGGCTAAAGCTAGAAAGCCTAAAAATGCTATAACTCTTTTTGAGCTGACATCACCTGACGTAGAACTCAACATTGATTTAAAGAATTTCTTCATAATTTTGTTTATTTGTTATAATAAATATCTCTTATTTTAATAGAGCGTAGAACTCTTTAAAATGCTTGATACGATCAGCTAATCCAATAGTTCCACCATTCACTCTTTTAGTAACGGCAGTTACAGTGGCATCATCAGCTCCTTTGGAGGCAATTTCATTTAGTTTATTCTTAGAAAAGAACCAAGCTGCTGAAAGTAAAGGATACTTAGTTGCTACTAAATCCGGGTTTGCAAGAATATCATCTTCTACAAATTTATCAAATTCAGCATAGTTAGCTTTACCGGTTAATTGGATATAACCTCTACCTCTAAATTTGAAACCTTCTTTAGAAGCTTCATCTCCATTACCCATTCTATTACCATATACACGAGAAGCAATAGCTTCAGGTTTACGAGCATAGGATTCGTTTAAGTTTCCAGGAAAGTATTTAGGAAAAATTTTCTTTAAACCATCAGCAGAGTAGTTTAGGTTTTCTGATACTGCTTTGAAGTTTCCACTTTCGTGACCGCATTGAGCTAAGAAGTGAGCCAACTCCAACGGAGTGTCGATTTTGAACTTCTCCATCACAGATGGAATTTGAGCAAGTACTGTGTCAGGGATGTGCCCTTTTAAATTTTGAATATTCATATTATTTAATTATTAATTTTGTTGATATATTGTAACCTATTGTGTAACATACTGAATTTATTAGACTTCTATAAATAACTTGTTTCCATTTTGTTGCTTCGTATAGAGATATAGGGAATGATAGCGTCATAGCCGTCACTCCGACTCCTTTAGAGATGTGCCATAGATCTGATTTGAATACTAAGTTGCCAACTCTAGTTTCTCTAGCCCAGCTACTTGGTCCTGTTTTACCGTAATGATCCCAAAAGGTTGTAGGTAGATTAGGAAACCTTTTAGCAAAGTCGTAAGGATCATTAACTACTTCACTATTAATACCATACGACAATCCACTCAATAAAGCTAAGCTTCCTCCTGTAATAATTCTAGTTTTTGTAAACTGATCAAAGTTAGTTGCGAATATCTTCACACCACCCTCAGTTTCTTTTATTTGAACTTTAAAATCTTTATCGAATGGTAGGAACTTAGCTTGCTCTCTAATAGTGTCGTAGGTAACGTATAAACCTAATTTAGCTGCCTCTTCTACTTTTTTCTTATAAGCTAGAAGCTCTCTACGAAGCGAATCAGTAACAGTTAATATACTATCGGTTTTAACATACTTTACAACTACCGAATCTCTATACCTAGTTAAGGTATCTGTTACTACTTTAAACGAATCGAGAGCTTCCTTTTGTTCCTTAAACGTCTTGTTGATAAAATTTGATTGATCAATAGATAGAATAACAACAGAGTCACCTCGATATACTTTGGTTTGTGGATACTTGTTTTTATTTAACTGGGCCGAGAGGGATCCTGCGACCATTAGCATCAAGATCGTAAAGATCACTTTTAATCTGCTGAAGTTCATCGTTTAGTGTTTTTATTTCTTTTTGAAATTTAGCTTCTGTACTTACTTTAGTTGAATCTATGGCGCTGTTAACACTGTTTTGTAAAGCGGTATTGAAGCTATCAAGCTTTCCACCCGCCATACTATCCAAAGCAGCATTTTCTTCCTTTAGAGCCTCGTTCTCAGCTCGTAAAGCTGTATTCTCATTGTACAGCGAGATATTCTCTTTTACAACTGTAACATGCTTATCTCCAGCGAACCCAACTTGAAATACAACAAATCCAACTGTCCCAGACATTGCTAGGATAGCATAAAGCAACTTCGCTTTCATTCTTTATTTTTTATTACTAACAACAATCATGTCTCTCAACTCTAAATAAGCTTTGGTATTTGAATCAACCAAGCCTTTAAGTTTAGCATGATCGTTATCAATATATCCATCAAACTTCTTTTCAAGTTCATCTACTTTATTGTTGAGACGTTCTTCGGTTTCAAGCTGACGTTGGAGAAGTTTCCAACAAGCCCAACCTAAACCTAGCGTAGCTATACCCAATACTCCATACTGGATAAGGGAGTCAAAAACTCCCGCTGAAGGTACTGTCTGTAAAAGCATTATTTATGCATTTTTGCTTTAAGTAGTTCTTCCCTTAGATCTTCAATTTTCTTTTTGAGCTCTTCGTTTTCTTTAAGCTTCTTTTGAACGAACATCCATGATACATAACCTAATGCCAAAACGATGAGTCCCAATGCTCCGTAATCGGTTAGCTTTTCAAAAACACCAAATTGTGAGGCTTGATTAGCCACGGCAGTTGAATCTAGTAGTACCATAATTTTTGTTTGTTTGTTATAAATATCAAAAAAAAAGCCTCCTATTGGAGACTTTTGTTAAAAGTTGACAAGATTTTCTATTAACCTTTCAATACTTCTTTCTTAGCTTCTTTAGGAATCATTTTCTCTTCCAAATTCTCGATACGTTTTTCAACATCCATATGAATGTGTTGGTAAACTGCATCGATACGATTGTTAGTAAACCGCTCACTTTCCTCACGATGCCTCCACGCAGTTGAACTAAACTCTTCTACCGCACGAGAGAAGTATTGCATACGTTCTTCAAACGATTTGAACTTCTCAATAGACCTAATGGTCATAATGAACACATACAATAGTACACCTGCTACTACCGTACAAAAGGCTCCTAGCCAAAACAATGTTAATTCCATATTATTAATTTGATTAAATATCCCATTCAATTAAAGCCATAGCTGCTGCTTCGGCAAGATCTACATCCATATCATTCCTAAGAATGTTTACGAACTCTGATACAACTTCAACTTCTAACCCATGCTCGGATGCTGCATTCATCATTTGTGATACAATACCATACTCCTTAACGGGTAGTTCTCTGAATTTATCCATAACATTTTATTTCCAGCAGTCAGGACAGGATTCGAACCTGCATCTTCCCTAACCCATTGCTATGATGGGTCTCAGGACACTTCGCCAATTCAGCCACCTAACTATGTTGCAACTATTTCCTATCAAGGGTCAGTAGGTCAGTTGCCAACCTATCGGGCTTACGATCCCGCTCAACTTAATCTCAGAGGTTGAGGAACTACGATCCCGTGGCCTTAAGGCTCTCTGTACCTCCGGAGAGACTCGAACTCTCACACCTTGCGGCACTAGATCCTAAGTCTAGCGTGTCTACCATTCCACCACAGAGGCATTTTTTGAGGATAGAAAAGGTATCGAACCCTTAATAGAAACTAACCCTGCCCGGGTATTATGCTTCTACGTTACCGTAACCTATCCTAAACTCGTACTCTAGGTAGGACTTGAACCTACGTGTAACCGACTACCCTTTCCACATGATATAAGCATGAGGGGATACTAGAGTATCTAATTCCTAAAGATAGAAATTAAAAAACAAATATCCAACTAATACTTTAAATATTATTACAAGCAATTTCGGTAAAAGACTCTGAAGCTTTATCTAGCACTTTACGGCTATACTTATTAGCTTTCGGTCTACCGGAAGAATATGCACCTAACGCTCTCGACCAAGTTCCATATCTCTTATACTGACGTGCAAGCATCTTGACACCTACTTCTATATTAGTAGAGTAGTTAGTTAAGAGTTCGTGACGGGTGACTTTCCGCCCAAGAATGTTACCTACATACCGCGGAATAATTTGCATAGGGCCCACCGCCCCGCATCTAGATACCCTAGCACCGTTATACGTCTTATGATTTTCCCCTCTATAACCAGTCTCACAATATAGTACTGCAAAAATGATTTCAACCGGTACTTCATATTTTGCAGAATTAAATAGTACTGCATTGTAAACCTCTTTAGGGCTTCCTTTTTTAGATCTAATAGATCTATGTTTTTTTCGCTTCTTATAAGTTTTCGATATAGCATGACGTACCTTATGACGTCTACGGGTTTTAGAATTTGAAACTTGTGGAGATAACAGTAACAGGGTTAGAAGCAAAACCATTAATTTTTTCATTTTTTTTTAATTTAAATTGAACAAAGTAGAAGTCTGAAAATGATAAAGACATCTACGTACATCATCTTTACATAGCCTAAAGATAACGTAATCAATTAAGAATCAATAACGGAGTAAGGTCTCAGTAAGAGTAATTAAGAGACTTTAAGATTTTTTCTTCTTAGCTTTCATAAAATTTATAACCATATTAGCCTGAGCCTTATCGTGAGGGGTGGCATTTTCTCTTCCTTTAAACTTCATAAGTTTTGCGATAGTTAAAGGACCGGTAATACCGGCTTTAGTTAATTTCCTTTTTAAACTACCCTTACCTCCTTTAGGGGTAGATCTAGTAGTTTTTTCAAATAATAACTCCTTTAATAAGGTTAGTAATGAGAATTTTTGTTCCATAGGTTCTGCAGCATGTAAAGCAGCAAGATATTTATTCAATGCTTTTTTAGTACCTTTAGTAGACCCTACTTTCTTACCGGTACTCTTTTTGTAGACAGTGTATTTATCTCCGGTTTTTTTATAAGTATATGGCATATCTAATTTTTTATCCTATTTTAGAGTTAAGTAACTTTTCAAGCTCCTCAATAAAGGAATCCGGATCAACATGTTCATATTCAGGATCTAACCAGTCTAAGTCTATGATAGTACGTGCAAGCTCATCTGCAGACGGTCGATAGGACATATCTTTCACTCTCCTAAATACTAATACTGTATCTCCTATACGCTCTTGAGGGTAGTAGTTAATAAATTTATAACCGTAATACTCCTCACCTACGTAATGATCTAATTGAGATAGTATAGATTCCTCCATCTCTTCATATAGCTGTATAGCATAAGCAAGTTTTACAATTCCATTGAGGACACGTAGGATATCACTTAGCATAGGTTCATCTTCACTGAAGCCTTTAAATACAAGCTGCGAAAGGCTTTCCGTAGGCATCTTACGAATATCCTCATAACTCTCATACTCATGACTCTCTTGACTGGCAAGGATAAGAGCAGCATCACGCAATAGCTCTCCTACTTTAGGATGCTCAATGAGATCAGAGTCAGGATAGAAAGCAGAGTTTATAATTTTATTATAAGTATTAAAAGTACCGCTACCCAGTAAAATACTTTTACCTACCTCATCCGAGACGGTATCCGCTAAAGAAGACAGTTTAGTTTTAATGAGATTAGACTGGACATTCAATTCTCTACCCGAACGAACCTCCTGTAGATCAGACCTATACGGTAATCTAGTCCCTTCTTCAGGATCTACAACACCGCGTACTTTAACAAAAAAAGGTACAGAATAATTACCAGAAGTATTACTTAAAGATGCAGGCATACTCTCCACTTCAATAATCCTATCACCGTAATACTTACGTAAAAACCTAAAAAAACTATCAGACCGAACATCTACTGGAATCTCGTTATACTTCAAAGCTTCTTCCTCAGGGACTCTTAAAGTTATATAAATCTCATAATCAACATCTCCCATACCTTGAGGGGAAGTAGAATTGATTATAGAATTATAAAATCGATGTTTTTCAATAAAATCATAAAGATCTTCACCCGGTTGTGGAGTACCTAAGTACTTAGTAAAGTTTATACCTCGATTACGTCCGGTAACAATCTCAGATAATATACTAGTCAATTTCATGAAAATCGCTTATCAGAAGTGTTTATAGGTAGGGCATCAGTCATATCCGGTGATTTAAACTTATAATGGAAAGATACAGACTTATCCCTATGTCCCATAGAACCAAAAGGGTTATTGTAACTCTTTTCTATTTGATCACCGTAAAACTGCTGTAATCTTTTTAATATTGCAAGACCAACCATCTTACCTTTAACATCCGAAGAATCTATAGGAAAGTAGCCTTCCGGGAATAATCCTTCCATAGGTACTTCGATTATAAACTTACCATCATCTGAAGTAGAGTAAAATGGATTTACTATTAGATTGCTTTTGAAACGTGAATTCATATAATCTCTCAAACTCTCGTCAGGCCAAGGAGACGGAAACATCTTTGTCACCTTACTATACAGATCTGGATTACGGTGAGGGGTGATGTCTTCGTTAATAGTTTGGAGAATATCAAGCAGCTTCATTAGAATATAATTACTTACTTATTCTGTAAACCTTACCATCTACCCCAACGGCAAACTTATCCGGATTAGCTTGAATATAATTTCTAGCGTATTGAATTATCGCTTTTTTGTAATTTTCCATGAAGTCGGGATCGTCTACTGTCATATCCCTAGTG